CGGCTCCCGCCGCTCCAACGGCCACCCCTACTGCCACGGTCCCTCCCACCACTACTACCGACCCAACTTCAGGGACGAGCGGGAATTTCCCCGGTGCCACGAACGCCGACCCGGTAACGGCACAACTGGACGCAGTTGCCAAGCAACTGGCGGGAATGACCACCTCGCAGTTCTTCGCGTGGACCAAGGTCGCTTCCACCGAGCAGAACATGTACCTCACCGCCTCGGGTGGGTTGAATCAGAACGCTCTGTACCTCGCGTACTACAAACTCCTCCCTCCTTCGGAACTTCAGAACCTCCAGGATCAGATGGTGTCGGCGCACATCCTTACCCCCGCCGATGCCAATGGTCTAGATAACGCCACCGCATCCACGGCGTTCCAGTCGCTTCTCGGAAGCACCGCCCTAGAAGGCACCAATCCGCTGACCTTCCTCCAACAGCAGAGTGCCCCGACGACCTCTGTGTACAACAACGTGGGCGACACTATTTCGGCGAATCTCCCCGCCGCTACCAAGAACGCCACTACTCCTGAGGTCATTACTCAGACCAACCCGACTACTCTCTCGGCAGACATCACTTCAGCATTTGAACAGTCTCTTGGTTATGCTCCAGACCAAGCGCAGATTCAGTCGTTCATCAGCCAGATTCAGGGCCAGGAGACCACCTACGGCAACGCTCCTCGCCAAGAGGCCCAGGACCAGATCACCCAAGCGCACTCTGAAGATACCGCGCTGAACAAACTCGGACCCAACGGCCTTGATTCAGTCATCCAGGCGTACCAAGCGGCGGTCAATGGGACCAAGATGCCCGGTGCTGGGACAACTCAAGGACCAGTGAACGGTGCCACCCCTATCGCTCCCAACGCTGCCCAAGCAGCACAGACGCAGACCCCTGGTACTCCCTTAGGTCCTGGTGACACGCAATTCTTCTCACCTCAAGGACATCTCATCGGGGCGAATGTCCTGCCGACAGCCAACGGGACGAAGATGGAACCGAACCCGGCGGCGCATAACAACTTCTCTCTATTCAACAATCAAAATACGGCACCCCAGCAAATCCCCGTTACTCAGTTAAAGCAGTTCCAGGGCAATGCCCCCACGATGGCGGTGGGGACTCCCAACTCCACCCCGACTCACGGTGGACTCTTCGCTCTCTCAGCGGCTGACTGGAAGAAGGCACAAACTCTTCTCGGCAAGAGTTCTTCGATTCAGAAGTACGCCACCCCAGGACAAGCTCCTGCCGCAGTTCAGCAGTCAGCGGTCTCTGAACTCCTCCAGAATGAGTACGACAACAACGGTGGATCGTGGTCTAAGGCAGTGTCAACCGTCGCCTCCGGTACGCCATTCGGAACGGCTGAAGGCACACATCTCTCAGCCTTCGGGACATCAGTTGCCAACGAAGTGACTTCACAGATTGCTTCCCTCCAGAGTGAAGTCAATAACGACGCCGTTACCGTCAAGGTCTCTCAACCCGACGCCACGGCAGAGGCGAATCTCGCCGCCAAGCAGTCCGACCCCTCTGGATACGAGGCCGCACAGTCAGCCTCCTGGGGTGAGGTGCTGAACAAGATGCTCTCTGGAACCCCCTCGATGTACAACCAAAGCACGGCTGACACGTTCACCGGCCCGGTCTCGGCGCAGGAGGCAACTGCTCAGGCAACCGCACCCACTACGGTTGGCGCAGGAGGCGTGTAATGGCGAATCTCACCTACGACCAACTTCAACAGGTGTGGATTTCCAATGGTGGTCCAGCCGAGTGGGCACCCACGATGGCGGCTATCGCGGTTGCTGAGTCGAATGGTGACCCTGCCGCCAAGAATGCCTCGGGCGCGACAGGGTTGTGGCAGACCATCATGGGTGCGCAGGGCTCGTCTTTCCAGGCCCAGTACGGTAAAGCCAACCTCACTGACCCCAACGAAGCCGCCAAAGTGGCCATCGCTCAATTGACGTGGGGTGGGGGGATACACACGGGGAACTGGTCCGCCGACCCTGTGGGGGCCTACGTCACGAATAACGGTTCCAAACCCCTCTCTACAGCCCAGGCCCAGCAATTCGCCGGAAACCCAGCGTCGGCTACCACTGCATCCACCACCCAGGGCGAGACCGGCGCGGTGAACATCCCTGCCGCAGCGCCAGTTCAACCCATAGCGGGTGCTGACATCAAGAACTTTCACGGCTACGACCTGACGGCCTTCGCCAATTCTCCTGACCTGGGGAAGGCTGAACAGACCGTCGAAAACTACATCAGCAACCCCACCTACAAAGCCAAACTCGACAATAATCTGGCAACCGAATACGGCTACCAGACGAACTGGTGGAAGAACATCCCCCAGGTCAACGCCGTCATGCTGTACGCCGCCCAGAACCTTGACCCGACCACCGCTGCTTCCACTAACACTTTTCAGAGTTTGCTTGCCAATACCGAGTGGTGGAAAACATCAACGTCCAATGCTCGCTACTGGGACGAGGCGTATGGGACGAACGGACAGCCTGGGACCGACCCGGCCCAAGCCCAGCAAGCCCTCCAGAACGCTCAGGAGAAAGTCCTTGCCGACGCGAACCAGATGGGCCTCACGCTGAACAAGCAAGAGGTCGACGCCATCGCCATGACCTACGCCAAGAACAATTACATCGCCTCGGGGAGTTTTGGCACCGCCTCAGGGACCGCACCAGAATGGCTGGACCAGGCGATCACCGACACGCTGTTCAACATCAAGGGGCAACAGGTCGGCAAGATTCCCCTGGACTTCTCCACGCTCGCACCAGGAAAGACGTCTACCTTCGACCAGCAGGCTACGGGAGCCACGGGCTCAGTGAACCTCGGGGGAATCGCGGGGCAACTCTACGACAAATTCGAGACCGTCGCCCAGCAGTACATGATGTACAACCCCGCCGACCCCAAGAGTTCCCTGCTCAGCCAGCAGAGTCTATTGAACCAGGTTCAATCCTCGCTCGAGAACTATACCGGCTCAGGGTCGTCGTTCGGATCGTCCAACCTCATCAACGGTGAGACCGCACGTTTCACCCAACTGATGAAGGACCAGGCGTCCAAGATGTACCCGTCAATGGCCGCAGCCATCGCCGCTGGGAGTACTCCTCAGGACTACGTGGCCCCCTACGCCTCCATGATCGGCGCACAATTAGGCGTTACTCCGGCGAGTATCAACTTCACCTCTCCGCAGTGGAATTGGGTCATCGCCACCCCCGACGCCAAGACGGGCCAGAAGCAGGCCCTGACCCTGGACCAAGTTCAGCAGAAACTGACGACGCTCCCGCAGTGGCAGACTTCCAACACCGCAGCACAGATGGGAACCGACGTGACAACTGGGTTAAATAAAGCCTTCGGATTCGGGGGCAGTTGATATGGCGATAAGCGGCTCAGGAGATGGGCAGACCACCTCAACGATTACTCCAGCCCCACTACATCACGACCCTGGCTACAACCCTCCCGTTCAAACGACGGGAGGCCGGGGAACGGCTGGGGATGGTAGCACCCCGGTACCTCCTTCGACCAACAAGAACGCCGCCATTGACGCACAGGTGGACGCGTGGGCCTCTTCGGTCGGCTTAGGTTCTCTCGCGGGGTGGATCAATCAGCAGATCCACACACTGGCCGGACAAGGGATGGCAGCGGGTGACATCTCCACGACGATCGCCGACACCATCAACAAGGCTCCGGGCTTCGACAAACTCATGCCGGGGTACAACGAGCGTCTGAAGAACGGCTACTCCAATACCGACGCCGGAACTGGGGCAGGGATAGCCGGGTACATGGCGTATCGCCAGCAGATCAACGCCATGGCTGAGACCGCGGGACTCTCTCCTGGCACGTTGACCGTCGACCAGATTGGCGAAGGCTGGGCCAACGATGTCTCGTCGAGTGAGATGTCTACCAGGATCACCACGGAGTACACCAACGCCATCCACGCTTTGCCGTCAATCCAAGCTGAACTGAAGAACTACGGCTACACGCAGAGCATAACTGCTGGTCAACTGGCAAGTTACTACATCAACCCTGACAAGACCATCGCTCAGTTGCAAAACGAGTTCAACTCGGCAACGGTCGGTGGCGAGGGAGTGACCACCGGATTCGGTGAAATCGGCCAGTCCAAGGCGATGGCGTTGCAAGCCTTCCTCTCCAATGGAGGACAGAACAACCTCTCCTCCACTCAGGCCGCTGGGTTCTTCAACACCAACGTCGGAGGTGGGCTCAACTCCATCTCGGCAATGGCTCAGGCTGGCTTCGAGAATAACCAACTCGGCACCGCTGCCGGAGGCCCAGGCGCAGTCTCACAGGATCAACTCATCGCCGCTGGTGAAGGTAACGCATCAGCCGTCCAGGCCGTGACCCGCGCCGCACAGACCCGTGCAGCCGGGTCCGCCGGTGGTGGTGGATTGGCCGCAGGACAGAGTGGTGTCGGCGGGGTTGGGTTCGGTTCGCAGTAGGTCCTTGACTTAATTACACTCGTGTGATTAGATGACCTTGACGTATACGCCACCCGGTGTCGAAGAACGACCTGGGAAGAGTGGGCGTCACTCCAGTGAACGATGGGCCATGCACCATTCACTGCGTAGAGCATGAGGCCAATTCGGCTGCCCCGAATGCACTCTCCGGTGCAAACGCGTACACAAGGAGAAATCAATGTCAATGCAAAACGACGACAACGAATTGGAACCGGAACACCAGAATCTCTCACCAGACGTTCAGGCGCTTCTCCGTCAAGGCCGCAAGGCTCAGAGGGACCTAGAAGCCGCCACCACTGCTACCAAGCAGTTGGAAAAGAGCGTGGCGATTGAGCGAGCAGGAGTCCCCAACCACCCCGCACGAGATGTGGTCTTTGAGAAGTACGACGGTCCCCTCGAATCAGACGCCATCAAGGCGTATGCCGAGAAGTTCGGGATCATCGCCGTTCAGCCCGTTTCATCTGGTCCCACTGACCAGGAGATATCGGCTCAGAGACAGATTCTTCAGGCAGGTGGCGGAGCCCCGGCAGCAAATGGTGACGTGGACCTCGCAGTTGCTCTACGAAACGCCAAGTCTCCAGGTGAGATCATGGCCATCGTCCAGCAGATGTCAGGTGACCCAGGATTCCGGAACCATGACGGTCTGATCGGCGTGATGCCCGAAGTGTAACCAGGGGCTAGGAGGCTCTTAACACATGGCATATACCACCTCAACGAGCGTCGACTACGTCCAGACGGCGTACGACATGCTCGCGTACTACGCTCTGCGTCCGGAGTTGTACTTCGACCAAGTAGCCGACATCAAGCCGACGAATCAGTCGATGCCCGGTTCCAGCGTCGTGTTCAACGTCCAGAACGACATGGCGCTCGCTACCACGGCGATCAACGAGTCGACCGACATCACGCCGGTTGCCCTCACGTCGAGCCAAGTCACGGTGACCATCTACGAGTACGGTGCGGGTACGCTCACCACCGCTGCTCTGCGTGGTCAGTCATTCGTCTCCATCGACGAGGTGCAGGCCAACACGGTCGGCTACAACGCTGGTCGAAGCATTGACGAGTTGGCGCGAATCCAGCTCCAGGCGGGAACGAACGTCAACTACTCAGCCGGTGCTGGTCTCTCCATCACTCCGACGGCGAGGAACATGATTACCTCGACCGACACGCTGCGTGCCTACGACGTGCGCTACAACGTGGCTGCGCTGAAGCGCAACAACGTCCCTGGTTACGGTGGTTATTACCTCGCCTTCATCCACCCCGACGTCTCGTTCGACCTCTGGCAGGAGTCGGGCAACCAGGCCCTCATCGCCCCGCACGTCTACTCCGCCCCGGACGAGATTTTCCGTGGTGAGATCGGTTCGTTCGCTGGCGCTCGGTTCATCGAGACCCCGACCGCTCCGCTCTTCGCGGATGCCGGTTCATCGACCACCGACACCGATGTCTACGCGACGTTGTTCCTCGGACGCCAGGCTTTGGCCAAGGTGTGGGCGATGAAGGACGGCAACGGTCCCCTCCCGGTCACGGTCATGGGTCCCATCACTGACAACCTGCGCCGGTTCCAGCCGCTCGGCTGGAAGTGGATGGGCGGCTTCGGGGTGTTTCGCTCAGCGAGCATCTGGCGCCAAGAGAGCGCAAGCTCGATTGGCCAGAACGCTACGGCGGGCACCGATACACCTACTGAGGACCTCTAACCGAGTCGTGGGGGGGGACGCCTCCCCACGCATTAACAAGGAGTTTCTATGGAACAGTGTGCCAACTGTGGCAGGAGCGACCTGCTCCAGCCCGACGTCGCCAATCTTCAGTGTCTCGCCTGCGGGTCTCTCACCTCAATCGAGACGGGTCAAGTGGTCGTACCTGGAGAAAAAGGCCCGAATCTCAGCAACGCCGGCTTGCCTGTGGTCGAACTCAGTCACGGCGTTGTTGAGGCTGACGCCAACGAGTACGTCACGCCGGTTGACGGCCCCGACCCAGAACCTGAGGCCGTAGAGGAAGAGGTCGTGGCCCCGCGTCCAGCACGAGTCGATGAGAGTTACGTGCCCGCAGAAGAGACTACAGAGGTCTCTGAGCCAGCTGTGGAGCCCGTTGTCGAACCTGTAACCGAACCAGAGTCGGTGATGGGGCCTGCGGACATCGACCTCTCGCAACTTACCCCAGAGCAAATCGCTGCCATTGAAGCAATAGCGCACCCGGAGGTGTCATGACAGGTCTCCCCGCAGAAGTCCCGTGGTCCGGCGCACAGTCAGGTCTCGGGCTCAAGCCCGACATCGAGTCGATTGCTGGACTTTCTAACACCGTCCTTCCCCCACGTCCCGTTCGGGCCAAGGCCAACGACGCAGCCTTCGACCACGGCATCATCGCTGAGGGTCAGATGGACGGCGAAGTCCACCCTGAAGGAGACATCCCGTGGCTTTAGACCCAGAAGCGCGCAGGGCCGAAGGCGTGGCACCGCTCTCCGCTAAGTACCTGAAGGGCTCACGCGGCAGCAACGGAGCGGGTGTCGACCTGCCGACCGCGACGTACAACAACCCCGGTGCTACCCCCAACTTGCGTGGCGTGGAGGCCAACACCTCCTTTGACCGCGGCGCCAGTGAGGGTGAGATTGTCATCACTCAGACCTTCGGCTCTGAGGTCCCGCGTGGCGAGGTATGGCACGCACCTGATGACGCCCTGGGAGACGTGGAAGGCCCCGAGACTGACGACGGCTGGACTTCTTACGACTCAGCCGCTAACAACTCGACCGAACCTCTCTGGCCTCAGGTGGGTTCCTTCACCAAGTTCGGAGAGAAGTACCCAGGAACAGGAGACCCAGACAATGACGCCGGTTGACCAGACGTGGGCCAGAGACCCAGAGACCACAGGACCCGGTGGCGGCCCTGGAACGGGTGGAACCTCACCAATTCTCTCCCCACAGAACAAGGTCTCAGACCCCGTATGGGGAGTCAACGCACCATCGGGCGGGGCGAACGCACCGCTTGACCCCGAAATCCCAGTAACCAAAGGACAATAATGGCAACAGCAAATCAGGCGAGCGGGTCAGGAGCCGGTTCGACCTTTCCAATGATCCCCGACGCTCTCAACAAGGCGTACGACCCGGCCCTTGGGGCCGCTGTCATGGCAATGCAGAACTTCTACGGTGGCTACACCGGGCCGTCAGCACTCGCCAACGTCGTCGCCCAGTCCTTCCCCGATGAACTGGCGACATCAAGCCTCACGGCAACTTCGGCCACTGTGTTCGGATCGTTGATGACACTAACGGCTGGGACGGTCGTCAACAACATCAGCTTCGTGACCGCCGTCACAGCCGGTGCGACGATGACCAACCAGTGGGCGGGAATAGCGAGTTTCGCCACCACGTCGAAGGTTCTAGCCAGTTCCGCTGACGGGACCTCCGCCGCCATCGCCGCCGACACGCTCATCACCTACGCGCTGACGGCTCCCTACACCATTCCGACCTCGGGCCTGTACTACATCTACTTCTGCATCAAAGCAACCACTGCCCCGACCATCGCTGCGGCCGCCACCCTCTCGGCTCACGGGCGTGGTGTAGTGGCTCCAATCCTGTCGGGGACCTGTGCAACCACTCAGACGGTGCCGCTCGCGGTTGCATCGACATTCACCCAGCCGACCGCTGCCGCTGCGTCGCCCTTGTTGTACATAAATTAGAACGTGAGTGTTTTCACTCCTCCACTGGTCAGGGACAGGCCAACGTTCCTGCCTGACTCGACGGAGGCGCAGAAGGACCTCTGGAGACACTACGAGAATCGCAAGCGTGGGGTCAACGTGTGGATTATGAGCGACGGTTCCGTAATCCAGGACACGGCGACAGCGGAGAACTCCAACACGAACATGAGTGACATCTACCCCTGGGACGT